ATACGCCCCCTTCTTTCGTTCATGAGTTGAACAGTATGAACCCCCTGTTGTTAGTTGATTACAGGTTAGGCATGGCTTAGGGAATCTACTCATCTAAAGGATCGTTGTATTGGTCGTATAAGGCTTGAAAACCTAAAGCAACCTGATTATCGCCTTGCACCTGAATAACGCCTGTATCTGGCGTATGTGGCTTCTCTGAGTGCTTATGGGTCTTTCGCCATGACTTCACTAGGGTTATTGCTTCTCTATCATCTGTTTCAAATTCTGCACCGCAGGAACATACTTCTCTGATCATAGAAGCCTAATGAATCTTATTTGGCTGTTCTTGAAATCGCTTAGGGGTTGAATAACTGTTGTTTTGTAATACTGATTAGCGTTCACTATTTGACCTTGACCAACATAGATTGCTGAATGATAGAAGCTTGTGCTTCCCTTATAGGCGAATACAACGATATCCCCAAGTTTAGGTTTACTGACCCGCTTCCCTAAGTGTCCTTGCTTATCTGCTGAATGGGGGATAACTATGCCTAATCTTTTATAGGTGTATCTGACTAAGCCTGAACAATCCCATCCTTGAATGGTTGAACCTGAAAAGACATAGGCTGTCTTGTTTGCCCTAGATTTGATGTAGGAAACAACTTTCTTGAGTTTCCGCTGATCGCTATTTGCTATGAGCTTTGCCCGAACATCTTCTTTTATTATTTGAGAAGGTATTACTTCGGCTTGAATCGTTGAAGCGTTTCCTAAGTTTAGAACTGCTACCAAAGAAACGATTATCGCTATTTTTATTTTCATCTTGCATCCTTGCCCCATCCGCCACCATTGAAACGAATGGTTTGAATTCCGAATCTTCTAACCATATCTAACTCGCATACTCCACAATAAGGAACTTTTATTTCTTCATTGAGATCAGCAACGATTTGTTTTGTTACTCCACAATTAGAACAGATATAAAGATAAGTAGGCATCAGATTTTCCAAACTGTGCCTGTGAAGTCTTTATCTTTCTCTAAAACAAAGCAAACTAGCCCTGGCTGTGAATCTTCTCCTTGACTTGTTCTCCACCAGTTACTCCCATTATCTAGGGTTGCGGCTTGAACCCAGAATCTTGATGTTCCCCGAATAGTTGAACCAAGCTCTAGAACCCGGAGATGGTGGAAGTGTCCGCTAACTCCTATTGTTGCCGCTTGAACAGGTTGCTTCCCGAAGGCTTGCTTTCTCCACCAATCTGGAACTGCATCAGGTCTAGCGGATTGATGTCCATGCCACATACCTAGAATGTGAAACTGATCTTCAAAGACATCTAGGGCTAAAGATTCGTCATGCGGGGCTGGTTCATAAAACTTTATGTCTAAGCCTACTTCTTTACTCAATCGGGCTAAAGTTCTGCCTATATGGATTCCCCAATCATCTGTAGGTTTACCTACACGCTGTTTGTTCACTCTAAATTGGCAATGATTAGATCCGACAGATAAGTAAGTTATCGGGGCGTATTTGTTCAGCATCTTCAAAGTTTCCCACGCTAAAGAAGTCGCAAGATCTACCTGTTGCATGATAGATAAGTCATTTGTATAAAGCTGATTGATATCGGCAGCATTACCAAAGTTTTCTATCGTATCGCCTACATCACAGAAAATAATCTTCTCTGGTTTCTGTTCCTTGACCTTTGCTATAAGCTTCACTTGAGTTTCGGCAACTCTCCGAATCAACGCTTCAACTCCGCCCCTGTGATCTACTTTCCCAACCTGTAAATCTGACCAAAGAATAACTAAAGCTTTACCTGAAGAAATAAGTTTAGGGGTTACAGGTTTAGTTTTTTTCGCTAAAGAATAAAGCAACGGGAGATCTATAACAGAGTTTTTTCTTCTCCATGAGATACGAACTGAAGTTTGCCATGCGGGTTCTAACGGAAAAGGTCTAGCAACTTGCCATCTAGAAATTCGGGGTTGCCCGATTATTTCTATTTCTTCAGGGTTGATTCCCGCTTCTCTAAGGAAGCCTTCAATATCTGCGGGGTTATCGCCTTCAACTGGTGGAAGTGTCGCTGTTCCCCCTTCACCATCAAAAACTACTGAAGGATTCCAGCCTTCGGGAATAGTTACTTTAGGGGCGGGAACACTTAGATCTTCCAACATGAGCAACGCTTCTCTCTGTGATGTTTGATAGCTGTATCGCTGATCTTGATATCACGCTTTAGCAATTCGTTGCTTAGGGTCTTACAAGCCCATTCTGGATTCATAACCGCTGCTTCAAGGATTGCAGAATCTTTATCGGAGAGTTCATCTCTCAAAGTTCTAACTCGGCAAGTGGTTATTCTTTTTGGGATTTGTAAGTCTTCTAACATCATCTTCTCTCTAGGTTTAGATCATAATTTGAGCTACTTCTAGGATAAACGATTTTCCTTGCCAAACTGTTCGCTAAGGTTTCTAAAAAATCCCCTTGAGCAGCACAAACAAGCAAAAGGTTAGCTAAATCAAGTTTGATATCTTCAATATCGCTAGACCAAACCAGATTTTCATCCCTAAGCAAATCTAGAGCTTCTTGGATTTCTTTAGTTATCATTAGCCTTCTTCTTCAGGCTAGCAAGAATAAAAACAAGTTCAGAGATTCTCTCTTTAGTTTTAGGATCAGATTTGCTTTTAGATAGAACCCCGATTTCAGCATAGATTAGGGCTATAACTTCATTTATTCCCGCAATCCTGCCTGTTCTACGAGCTTGAAACCAAAACTTTCGCATAGTCTTCGGGAATAGCGTTTCTAAGAATCTAATCATCTTCTTCATCTCCATCTAAAGGGTCAATGTAGTTAGCCTGGGTTATGTAAGCGATAAAAATACTTGTGAGCATTGCCAAAATAAATCCTGTAATAAGGATTATGGCTAAAAGAATTAGAAGTTCTAGCATTAGTCAATATCCTTAGCATCAAGAAGTTTTTCAAGAATTAGATCCAAGATTGATTGAAGTTGAGCATTAGTAATGATTTCTGCTCTTTCAAGTTCAATCAACGCTGCCGCTGTTCTTTCAGCTTCGGCTTTACGCCCTTGAAGTTCTCCAGCCTTGTAATCTTTACTGAAGATGTTTACAGCATTTTCTCGGCATGAACAGATACCTTCGCAATCGTGTTTACACATCAGATTCTCCTTGTAAGCAGTTTTCTTCAATAAAGGTATGCAGAAGTTCAAACCCTTCATGTTGATCGCTAACATTTGTTACATTTTGAAGCAGCCTGTAAATCTCTAGTAGATCCCAGATTTGTTGTTTAGTCATTTTCCTTCTCCTTCGCAGTTTTCAATTGCTGTTTTTTCTGTTTGATATTTATCCCAACAACTTTCTTGAGTGCTACCCCAAAAGGCTAGAATCCCGATTAGAATTCCTAACCCTGCAATAGCTGAAGCAATAAAGTATGCAGATTCTTTTTTAGTTAGATCGGTCATTAGTTCTCTCCTTCTTCTAATTCGCTTATGTAAACAACATGTTCGCCATCACTTTGGAAGGCAACGAGTTTATTGGTAACCCCGCAACGCCTAATAATGTCGTTATCAAACAAAATTTTTAGTAGGCGTTCTCTTTCACGCTGCACAGCTCTTTCTCTACCTTTTATAGAATCTTCAATAGTGATCCAATTAGCCATTAGTTCTCCCCCTTGATTAGAGCTATCGCATGACTTACAGGCGTGCTACAAGAACAAGATAATTGCCCTTCAAGTATTTCTAAAATTCTTTCTTGCTCTATCTTCTTACCTACAGCAATTTTGCTTTCAAGTCTTTCTTCAAAAAATGTTCTAGTCATAACTAGGTTCTTTGTATTCTCCCGACATTTGCAAGTAGTCATAACTAAAACTCCGTTAGGTTCTTTACTCATTGATCCACCTGCTAACAAGCTTCCAAATAACTAAGACTAGAAACCCAAACCAAATACTAAAAACTATTGGATGGGTCAAAATTGGTTCAACGATTGAAAGAACAAACATAAAAGCTAAGAACCCGGCAAGCATCAATAAAACTTGAAAAGTAAACTTGATCATAATTAGTTAGCCATCCCTAGAACTGTGCGAACCTGAACAATCGCATAATTGCGATCAACATTAGCCGCTGAAGCAAAATCTAGGATTGCTTTATCCCATGCTTCAAACTTATCGGCATGAAGGTTGAAATCTCTACCGCAAGCCCACCAATCTTTGTAAGTGTTTACAGCGATAAGAAAAAGTTCTTCAATCATCATCATGCACCTACTTCCACGAAGCGGTTTCTCAAACTATTTTCAAAATCGTAATCGTTGTTATCAACGAAAATAAAACTTGCTAGAGAAACTAGCTCTACGCCTTCTTCAACCGCAAAAGCACCATTTGAAGATCTCATGTCCGTCATACCATCAAAGGTTTCGCCAGCGTATTTATCAACTACATTGCGAACTTCATTTGCTGGAAGAACATTTGATTCGTAACTGATTCTTACGCATCTATCTGATCTAACTGAAAATTTGATTTCAGGGAAGTTTGCTTTTAGGTCTTTGCGGATAAGCTTTGCTACTTCTGCCGCTGATACATATTTCTTCATTTGGTTTCCTTCGTTTGTCCGATTCAGGCTTTTTGCCTGATAGAGCAAATCTACCTGTTTTCAGGGGTTTTAGGCAGTATTTTAGGAAGTTTTTTAGGTTACTTTTTGATAACAAAAACAGGTATAAAAAGCCCTAAAAACTATACATATTTAGGGGTAATGAGTAACAGTAACCGCAACGCCTGTTTGCCCTACAGCGTATTTCTTAGAGATCTCAAGCCTTACAACTAGAGAATCATCCTTCCAGCAAGGTTTCATGCCATCTAGAAGCCCCCTAGCAAGTTTGTCCAAATCCGGGGGAGTTATCGGGTAATCCCTAGTTACTGTTCTAGGGCGGGTTAGATAGAAAACTGCTTCAACCTTGACCGCCTGATCAAACTGAGAGTTATCCCCCGATTCTTGCATAGCCTGAACAACCGCTTCCGATACAGCCTTCCGCCATGCTGGAAGCTTCGGAGAAGATTCAACAATCAAGGGAATATTATTTCCAGCCGCTGTCCGTCTAGTTCCAACATATTTCTTAGAACCTTGCGGGGCGGGATCAGTTCCAAAAACTGTAAAACTAAAGCTACTTCTTGCCATAATAAATTCCTATAATCAGGATCCAAAAGAAAACCCCTACCAGCAAATTTATTGCTGATAAGGGTTGAATAGTTACTGAAGCATTTATTAGAAGAAGGAATCCTAATAAAAAACCTGGTAACCAAGTTTTCATTTAGAAGGGGGCAGAAAGAACAGGTTCAGCAACCTTCGGGGCATCAACTTGTGCATTGTTGATATCAAGCTTTACCTTGCGACCCGGCTTACCTGTTTTATCTTCAAAGTCTTCAATCTTCGCAGAGAGCTGCCCGAAAACAGTTACTTCCTGATCTACAACAAGGTTATGTGAAACAGCGAACCAAACTGACCAAGTGCGAGTGTAGTCTTCGCCTGTAGCAGACTTATAGGATTCAATTAGAGATAAACCCTGATTGCTTGCACCGAAAGTCTTTGAAACTTTACCTGAAACTTTTACAACAGCCATTTTTTCTTCTTTCATAGATTGATTATTTTATTTGAGTGAAACTTTACTGCCTAACGATTCTATAGGGTGTCGCTGACAATATGGGCTGGATTCACACAATCGGAGTGTCCGCAAACTCTCTCACCGGGGTAAACCAGAACCCCTTCATCATCCACCGGGTTCAACTCATGATCTAAAGCCCCCTGGAATGGAATACAGCGAAGCTTCCCATACTGAATCATTACCGCAGGTTTCACCCTACAGGAAGCACAGAGAAGGTCTTTTCTGCCCCGCTTTTCAGCGTTTACTGTCCAAACGAAACCGCACCGCCTACATTCAACTTGATTATCCTGCAAGAACAGCCGCCTTCGGATAAGGTTCAACCTTGTAACGAAGTAACTTCAACAAATGCTTTTTTCTTCCCTTATTAGCGTTGATAAAAATATATCTATGCTTCCTTGATCTCTGCTTCAAACTAAAGCTATCTCCAAACAGTTCCCGCATCTCAACCGCAGAATACTTATCTGCCCAAGTATGCCCATGCTTATCAATACCTTCAACAACCCAATCTGTTCGCTTCGCACTCAAGCCCGTATACAACCAGTTTGTAGCCTGATAAACAACCCCTAAATGGTTTTGTTCAGTATCAGCAAAACTAACGATAATCTCTTTATCAAGTTTTCGCAAAGTATTACCGATCAGGAAACTTTCCCCATTCTTCGGAACTGAATCATCAACCCAAAGGCGTGTAAGCTCATAAACATTTTCTACATGATCTTCACCGCATAAGCCTTTGCGAAGTGAACTAGAAGCGGGAGTTCCATAAACAACGACACCTAAACAGGTCAAAGGGTCTTCAACATGAAATAACCCGAAGGCGATAGAGCAGGGGGCTTTTCTATGAAGATAATGTTTTTCTACAACAATTTCCATTGCTTCCGCATAGCTGACTTGTTCAATAAAGTATTTTTCAAGCAACAGACACTTCCCTAACTCTAGAGAACTCTCCGTCAAACTTTGCTTCAAAGAAACCTGTAGCCCCATGCCTGTTCTTGACTACATCTAAAGTGATCAAAGATTTCTGCCCGAAAGCATAAAGCTTCTGACTTATTCCAGCGGCAATCTCTTTATCTTCAAGAATATCTTCTTCACTCTGCTTTCTAGAAAGCATAATAATTACATCCGCATCCTGTTCAATCTGACCCGAATCCCTAAGATCTCCCGCTGTTGGTCTTTCATCAGGTTTGCCATCAATACGCCTATTCAATTGAGCTAAAGCTATAACAGGAACACCAAACTCTTTAGCAAGATTCTTTAGATCCATACTTATCTGCGAAATCTGTTCATACTTAGGGCTTTTAGGGTTAGCCGCCTGAATCAACTGAAGATAATCAACAAACACCGCCTTCACAGGTCTTTGCTGCATAACACTATTCAAGTAACCCCGAATCTGCGAAATAGTTTGCCCGCCACGATCAGAAATAATCAGCTTATTTTCTACAGTCCGAATCAAATCCCCGATACTAGACTTCCACTCTGGAAGAAGTAAACCCCTTTCAATGCTTTCCAAAGGAATATTTAGTTCACCCGCAACAACACGATTCAACAAAGAAGCTTTATCCATCTCAAGGCTAAAGAAAACAACATCTTCACTTCTTGAAAGTTCCCAAGC